TTATTGATCAAGAAGGCCCTGCAATTCTGGAATAGGTGCGAAACGGTGGCCTCCGACGGTATCACTTGGGGAGAAACCGCAAACTATCGAAGCCTTCGACAAATCGTTGAAAACGATGATACCCGGCTTCTCTCCATCTGTTCCAATGCTGAAACTGGATGAAGTATAGCCATCACCCTGAAAATCAGGATCGATTTCCGGTTTGCTTTTCAAATAGATGGACATATTCAGGGCTGACGTCCAGCCATACTCCTCGAACCGAGCGTCGTAATATGCCTTACCATCCCCCCAAGGGGTTTGAGGCTGATCCAGATCGTCATCAAATGTTAGCACGATCCTATCAATGGATTTCTGATATTTTATGATACCAGGGCAACCATTTCCGGTAATTTCAGTAAATATTTTCAATGCTTTAGTTTGTTGGTCGGCAGTCAATCTTGATTCATTGTCAAACTGCAAATGAATATCCGACAAAGCCAACGCGGATGTTGATGCAAACATTGCAATTGCAAATACTGATTTTCCTAGCATTACCCCGATCTCACAAATTCCTGAATGTTCCAACAACACGGGCAAGGATCTTCATGTTTGCCTTGTCGTGATCGCTTATTTCCCAAGGGTTATAGGCCGGGTTGTCACTTTGTACGACAATGCGGCTTCCCTGTCGTTCAAGCCTTTTGATGAACAGTTCTTCGCCAATCCGAAAGGTGTATATGCCATCGCCCTTATTGGACCGCGCATTTTCCGAGCGGTCAAGCAGGGCTACCCCACCGTCTTCCAAGGATGGCTCCATGCTGTCGCCGTTGATGTATATACCGCAAGCGTCCTTGGGGTTTACGCCAAGATGATCTTTCAGATAGCTGACAGGTAGGCTTAGATAACCGGCAACAACCTCACCAAAGTTCATTGCACCGCCGCCAGCCGAGGCATGAACATCAAAGACAGGAACCGGCACGAAACCACTAGAATCTAGCGGCACGAGCATCCCGTTGCCGGGCTCTGGGCGAGTATTTGTACTGGATGTTGGCATCGGCCCCTTACCAGTAGCAAGCCATTCAACTGATACACCACAAGCCTCCGAAACAGCCACAATACTAGACCATTTTGGATCAGATGCCCCGCTGAGCCATTTTTTTACACCAGAAAGAGAAACGCCAATCTCTTCAGCCAGCGTTTCTTGGGTAAATTTCCCCTTCATCGCCAACTTGAGGCGATCAGACAACTCCTTACGAAATCTCTCTTCTTTCGTTAGGTCTGCCATTATTTTTCTCGATCACTTAACAAAACAACTAACCCATTGATAAAAAAGAAAAATCACTAAATTACCCTAATTAATGCCGAAAAGGTTTCGTTAGTAACTATTTTCATTCTTGACGATGGCTACTTTTGTAACCATAGTCTCACCATTCGATGACGATAACGACCAAAACAAACCGGCCTGGCAGGGCCGGTTGTGATCGAGGAGGGACTTATGGCACGCGCTGCCGACAAACGCCCGGAGGAAATCCGGTATTTGCTGAACAGCAAGGGCATGACCTTTGCCGATGTGGCCCGCGAGTGCGACTTGCCCGAAAGCACAGTGCGCACAGCAACCCGCAAACCGAGCATCGAAGGTGAATGGGCGATTGCCTATTTCCTTGATCTGCCCGCCAGCAAAATCTGGCCTTCGCGCTATGACAGCAATGGCGTGCGGCTTAAGCCTCAACCTGCCGCCAACTATACGGATTTTCCGCGACTTGGTCACTGTCAAAAAGGAGAGGCAGCGTGAACAAGCCGATCCGAACTGACAGAGAGTGTCAGGTGAAGATAAATTCCATTACCCATCACCCTCTGGCTCAGGCGCAAACCACTGTCGATTTCCGAATGGTGGCGGCAACTGACCAGCCCAGGGTATCGGAAAACACTTGTCATAGTCGGAAATCACCTGATGAGCGGCAGCAATCATCTTCCGATAGGACAGTCCGGGCTGACAGTGCTCATGAATTGCCGCGAGAATCTCTTTTGCCTCAAGGCAATATTGAGAGGCACCGAAAAGAAGTAACCCCCGGTCCTTCGGCTTGGCCTTCAAAAGAAGTTTCTTCCTTTGTTGCGGAGTTGCGACAGCAAGAGCGGCTATCTCGTCGGATCGCTCTCTACGAAAAGCAGTCCAGACAGAGACGGTCATCCGGGCAATGGCCTCGTAAACATCTTCCTGTTGTTCACCGGAAAGCTCGTCTTTCAATTCTTCGGATATCCATCCGCACCTGCTGGCGTAACGCAATAACGGCATTTCGTTTTTCCCTGCATCGGTTTCTTGGTCGCTTCCGATCATAGGGAAAACCGGCGGTGGCGTCATCAGTCCTCCACTGTAGCCCAATGATGCCGCCGCCTTCTTACTAGGAAATCAGTATGAACAGAAAAACACCTTACTCGACAAAAGCTACCGATCCGTTTGATGCGCGGACGCGGGCGGGAAAAAGGCTTCGTGCCGAAAACCTCTCAAGCTTCAAAGAACACTCCAGAGACGTCGAGCTTCACCTTGAAAGGACCGGTTTTATGAACAAGGGCGATGAAAACAAAGATCAAGGCAAGGCAACGGGCCAGATCGCACCTGTCGATCTGATTGCCGAGATTACGGCCCTGAACCCCAATGCAGAACAGGCCGAAGCCATCGCCACTTTTGCCCATGTGATGGTGAAAGGTTTTGGCGGCGAAGCCTTCATTCGGGAACTTGTTGCCGGGTTAATGACTGGTGGAAGGGTTCACCTTCCAGTAGTTGATGTTCCATCGTCCTGGGCCTTGTCCCAGGCACACCGGATCGCGGCATGTATGTCTGATATCTGAGATTCAAGGTTTTTGCCAATTCGATCCTGCGTTGTGAAATGGATCTGCTTGGTCTCAATCAGTTTCTCCACAAGGCTTACAGCCATCCGAAAGGTCTCTGCCTTTTTCACGATGATTTTCCTTTGTTCGGGTTGGTTTGAGCACCTCCGATCATAAGGAAAACCAGCGGTGGTGTCACTGGCCGGTTCCTGCCGCGAACGCGATAAGGCGATAGAGGCCGAAATCCGGGCTGGCCGTTCGCTTAATTCCACCAACGCAACCGTCACGGCCGCCGCCGAAGGCGTGGCCGGGATCATTCACGCATTCAAGAAAAAATAATGTTCGGCCACGCCGGGCAAAACAAAAAGGAAAGAGGTCTCAAGTGGTCGATGATGTGAGTTATCAGTTGGGCGAAATCAAGGGGCTGCTGCAAGGCATCAGCCAGAACGTTTCCGACTTGTCGGGAAAGGTCGATGGCATGGATGGCCGCCTGCGCAATGTCGAAAAACGGGCAGCGATTAACGGGGCGCTCTCCGGTGGTGTGATCAGTGCGGCAATTGCCGGTGTGATTGCAGGCTTCAAAGCCAGTAACGGAGGCGTGTAATGGCGCATGCGCCCGAGACCAAATCCCGCGCACGCGCCCTTTACGTTTTCGACCGCTATGATCTGACCAAGGTGGCCGAACGTCTCGGCGTTTCCATTGGGACAGTACGCCGATGGAAGGCCCAGGCGGAAGCCGAGGGCGATTGTTGGGATCGATCCCGAACCGCTGCCAGTATGGCCAGCACCGGCACCGACAATATGGTCGCAATGCTGGTTGAGGATTACGTCCAACTGCATCTGGCCGTGATTGAAGACTTGAAGACGGCGCAGGATATCAAGCCGATGGACAAGGCCGAAGCCCTTGCCGGGCTTGCCGATGCCTTCAACAAAACGATTAATGCGGCCGGTCGCGCATCACCCAAAATTTCCGAACTGGCCGTTGCCCAGGATGTCATCAAACGCCTTGGCGATTACGTTGCGGCACAGTTCCCCCAGCACGGCAACGCCTTTGTCGAAATCCTGCAACCCTTCGGCACGGAGCTGAGTGCGGTTTATGGCTAAACGCGAACGCCTGACACCCAAACAGTTCGAAAAGTCCCTTGCGGAATACCGCGAGGGCTTCTTGCGTAATCTGGAAGCGCGCTGTTCAGGCTTTGATCCCGATCCGGCAGCGGCAAAGCGCCGTCGGGATAAGGGTCGCAAGGATTTCGAATATTTCGCGCGCACCTATTTCCCCCATTACATTCGCGGCAAGAAAGACCCGAAGACGGGCAAGGAAAAGCAGATCGATCTCAGCGCCCTGCATCAGTATTTCTGCAAGCGGTTTCCCGAGATCATCGAAGACGAGGAAGGTGTTAGCGAAGTGGTTGCCGCCCCGCGCGGCGAGGCGAAATCGACCTATTGTTTGATCTGGGCGATCTGGTGCACGGTCTATGATTTGAAGCATTACATGCTCTACATCATGGATGTGTTCGATCATGCGCGGGGTGCTTGCGGACTTCATCCGTGACGCCAAAGCGGAGGCGCGGCCGTGATTGCAACACTGGAACAGGCATTGAAGGACCGGCTGATCGAATACCGCGATGCCAAGGGGCTTAAGATCGTTGTCGACACCTATAGCGGCCAGCTTGATGAAGATTTGCTTCGCGAACTCGCAGGCAAGGCACCGGCCATCTATGTGACTTTCTCGGGAATGTCACCCGCCCGGAAGATGCGTAGTGGCGTTCACAGCTTCGAGGCGTCCTTCGTTCTGATCGTCGCAGGCAAATCTGCCAATGACGAACATGCGCGTGGTGGTGGTCGTGGCGGCAAGATCGTCGGTGCGTTCGAAATGATCGATTTCAGTTTCTTCGCCACCTGCGATCTCGATCACGAATTGCTTGATCGGGCATTCGAACCCCAGCGGGTCACCAATCTGTTTAACGCCAAGGTCGGTCGCGAATATCTCGCGGTCTATGGCCTTGCCCTGACATGCAGGCTCTCCGTGTCCGCCGATTGGGGCATTGCAGAACTGGACGATCTCGAAACCATCCATCACACGGCAGCGATTGGCGGCGAAGGTTCGCCGGTTATGGAAACCGATCTGCCACAGACCGAGGAAGAGGACGCATGACGGCGCAGATTTACATCAAGCCGCGCAAGGGCATGACAATCCCTTTGCCCGATACCGGAGAGGCCATCGGTGCCGAGGGCGCATTGGTCCCGAACACCAGCTTTTACCGGCGCTTTATTCATCGTGGTGAAGCCGAAAAGGCAAGCCCGCCACGCGCCGTAACCTCAACCAAAACCGGCCCGAAATCCAGCACGGCCCAGACTAGCAAGGCGAAGGAGTAACCCCGATGGCTGATATCAGCTTTAACGCGATCCCGCTCGATATCTGGCGACCGGGAATTTACATAGAAATTGACCCGACGCTGGCATTGAACGGCTTGCCCGTTTTCAAACAGCGCACCGTGATGTTCGGCCAGCTTGGCACGGACGCCGAAGCAGCTAGTGGCGAACTTCACAATGTCATTACGCCTTCCCAGGCGAAGGTCCTGTTTGGCAAAGATTCTATGCTGGTCGGTATGGTGGACAAGTTCCGCCTTCAGAACCCGTATCAGGAACTGATTGTCATCCCGTTGGCCGAAAATGCGGCCGGTGTTGAAGCAAGCTGTGCACGTACCTTTACCGGTGCCGCGACACGCGGATTTACCCAACAGTTCTATATCAACGAAAAGCGTTATCAGCTTGGTGTTGCTGCCGCCGAAACCGCCGAAAGCGTGGCCGGGCGGCTGGCAACCATGCTGACTAACGATCCCTCATGTCCGGTGACGGCCGCCGCCGCTGGCGCGGTTCTGACGCTGACGTGTAAATGGAAGGGTGAAACCGGCAACGGTCTGGTGTTCCGCACCCGCCATTACAACAGCGACCAGAACACACCTGGCCTTGGTTTCGGCACCGGCGAATTCACCGGTGGCACGGGGAACCCTGATCTTACGGCCGCCATCGATGCCCTTGACGATCTGACCCAGTATCAGGGTTTCGTGACAGCGTTTACCGATGAACCAAACATGACGGCACTCCGCGCCGAGCTTGATAAACGCTGGGGGCCGCTGTCTGCCCTTGATGGCCGCGTCTTCGCTGCCAAGCGTGGTGAAACCGTTCTTTATCTGAAGGAGCGGTCAAATGGGTGAGGTGAAACTGTATATCGGCGGCATGATCTGGTCGGGATGGACGGAAACCACCGTGACAAAATCGCTTGATGCGATGTTCGGTGAAGGCCGCCTGTCCCTGACACGCAAGTTTGGCGATAGCGATGCAACGGTGCCCTCAGTTCGCGTCGGGCAAACGGCGCGCATAACCCTTGACGGTGAAACCCTGATTTCGGGCTTTATCCATAGCCGCGCGCTCGAAGTCGATGACGACGCCTTTGACCTTGATATCACGGTTCGCGACAAGACCGCGCTGCTGTCCAAAGGCTGCATCCTCAACGATCCGGCCGAATGGAAAAACCAGACCGCGTTGCAGATCATTACCGAGATTTGCAAACCGTTTGGCATATCGGTTTCGGCCGAGGTACCGGTTGGCAAAGCCTTCACCAAATTCACCGCCCAGCCGGGCGACACGGCACAGAAAGTCATCGAGAAGATTTGCCGTCATCGTGCCTTAATCTGCTATGCCAGCGCCACCGGCAACCTGATCCTGACAACGGCCAAGGCCGCCGCAGTAACATCCGATGAAATCCGCCTGCACCCGTCCCAGGGCAATGCCCTTTCGCTATCGCTATCCGATAGCCTTGAAGACCGCCATAGCGTTTATGTGTGCCGGACGCAGGATCGCGGGTCGGACTGGGGATCATCCGAACACAGCAAGGTGGAAGGCCGCGCCAAAGACCACGGCATGCCGCTTTATTGCCCGCTTGTGATCATTGCCGACGAACCGGGGGGCACGGCGGCCATGACGGAACTTGCCACCACGACAGCGTCAATCAATGCCGCACGTGCCGAAAGCCGCGAATACGTTGTCGCCGGTTGGCGCGGCGCTTCGGGGCGCTTCTGGGACATCAACAAAAAGGTATCGCTGACCGATCAGATCGAAGGCTTTAGCGGTCAGCGCCTGATCAGCAAAGCCGTCTTCACGGTTTCATCCAGCGTGGCAGAGGAAACCCGCCTGACCCTGACCAGCCCGGCCGCATACGAACTGGTCGCCGAACCCGATGAGAAACCGGGGGAAGTCTGGTCATGAATATCGAAAAACTCAAAAGCAGCTTGGCCGATATCCGGACGCGTATCCGGATGCTGTTCACCCGCGCGGCCGTGACATACGTCTATGAAATCGAAGACGGCAAAATGCGCCTGGTACAGGTGCGCGGCCTTGGCCTGAATGACGAAGTCGAACATGCCGAACCCTATGGTCTGGCCATGTACCCTTTGCAGGGATCAGAGGCATTTCTCTCATCCATTTTGGGGCAGCATGCCCATCTTGTCGGGACCCTGATCGCTGATCCCAGATATCGCCCAGGCGGTGACAAACCAGGCGAAGTCATTCTGTATTCCAGATGGGGCCAAACGATCTGGCTGCACGATGACGGAACCTTGCGAGTTTCCGCCCCTAACACCGTCGAAGTTACCGCACCGGAAGTCACCACCAACGCCCCAACAGTCAATGTCAACGCAACCGATGTGAACATAACGGCAAACAACGTCGCGATCTCTGCGCAAAGTGCATCACTCGATTGCAGCGACATCTCGTTTGGCGGCGAAGGCGGCCAGCCGGTGGCGCGTGTTGGCGATCTGGTGGAAATCACGGCGGGCAGTTCAGCCGGAACATATCAGATCATTTCCGGGTCCGACAAAATGAGGGTCGCGTAATGGATATCGCATTCTCGAACCCCGGAAAAACCGGCTTTGATTTCGCAACGGACGGATCTGATCTGATCGTTAGCGACGGACTCGTAACCATGTTTATCCACGCCCTGTTTCGCGATGGGCGCGCACCGCAAGACAGCATTCCGGCCGGAACCGATCCGCGTGGCCATTGGGCGAGTGCGCTTAGTGCCAAGGCCCCGGACGGTAGCCTGTTGTGGCGGCTGTCACGCGAAAAGATCACACCGGATATGCCCCATCGGGTTCGGGAAACGCTGGAAGATGCCTGTGCCTTCATGATTGATGAAACCGAAGGCCCGGCCGCCGATGTCATCGGCGTCGAAGCCATCGCCCGAAAGGCCGAGCATCGCGGCCGGATCGAGGCACAGTTGAATGTTTATCTTTCGCGCCGGGCCATCCCGCGCCGCTTTGCTCTTGTCTATGACACCGCCAACCATCGCTACGAGTTCGAGGAAATCGCCTGATGACATGGCCGATCACATCAATTGCCGAACGCGAACAGCGCCTGCGCGAAGGCATCGCGACGGGCCTGAAATTCACATTCACGCCCGGACGTGCATCGAATATCGGCGTGATCGCCGCCGAGGTCGCGGGCGAGATCGATGACGTACATCAGCACATCGCCTGGCAGGCGAAACAGCGCTTTACCAAAACCGCCGATCTGGAAGGTCTGAAACGCATTGCCGCCGAATTTGGCATGTCGCAACACGATCCTGTTGCGGCTCCCGGAGCTATCACAATCACCGGCACAGATGGCGCTGAACTGCTTGCTGGCGCGGTCTGGCTACATTCGGGCGGCCAAGCCTATGTCACCACCGAAACGGTCAACATCGCCGCTGGAACAGCCACCGTCGCCGCATTGGCACAGGAACCGGGGATACTTGGAAATCTTCCGGCCGGGGAAACCTTGTCCCTGTCCTCGCCCGTCGCCGGGATCGCGGGAACGGCAACGGTCACGACCGCCTTTGTCGACGGTCGTGACATCGAGGACAAGGAATCATTCCGCGCCCGCATTCTGTTTCGCCAGGCTAACCCGCCAATGGGTGGAAATGCCCCGGACTACGTGCGTTGGTCCACCGATATTGCCGGGGTCGATAGTGTATGGATTACACAAATGGCGATGGGCCTTGGCACCGTATCGGTACGCATCGCCTCGTATGATGCCAATGGCTGGCCAATACCATCCGAGAACCTTCGCCAGAAGGTCGAGGATCATATCGAAGGCCATATCAATCCGGTCACGGGACAATGGGAAGGCCGCCCGGCCACCGCCCAGGTATTCGTCATCATTATCGCGGCCAAACTGATCAATCTGGAGTTCAACTCTCTGTCGCCATCGGACAGCAAAACCGTGAAAGCCGTTGCCGCCAACGTGCAATCGCTGTTTCGCAGCAAGGGCGAACCGGGTGGCACCATTCGCTATAGCTGGCTGACCGGCGCTGTCACGAACGCGGTTGGCGAGGATTACCACGACCTTGCAACACCGGCGGGGCCGATTGTTTGCGGGATCAATGAACTGCCGGTGCTCAACAGCATCAAGGTCGCCGGTGACACCGTGTGGGAGCGGCCGGTATGACGACACTTGATGAAAAGACAGCCGCCTATAACGCGGCAATGATCGCGGGCTTACCACAAGGCCCCGCTTTCCCCCGTGAAAACACCGCAAACCGCGATGCACTTCTGCGGGCCATCGCGCGCGAATTCGCCATCGAGGACAACGTCATCGACACCATGATCGCCGAAAGCAGCCCGCTTACGGCCAATCTGACAATTACCGAATGGGAAGCCGATTACGGCCTGCCTGATTGTGACCATCAACACGCGACCACGCTTCAGGAACGCCGGGCGGCCGTGCATGAAAAGCGCACCCGCGTCGGCAGCCTCAACCCGAATGCCATTATCGCAATGGCTGCAAAGCTTGGATACGAGGCGGAAGTGATCGAGCGCCGCCCGTTCGTTGGCGGTCTCTCGCGCGGCGGGGATCGGGTCAGCGGCCCGCACAAATGCCGTTACTGGTGGTCCGTGAAGGTCTTCAAAGCCCGTCTGACATGGTTTCGGGGCGGGGTTTCACGTGGCGGCGAAAAGCAGCTTTCCATCGCGCGGGCCGAAGACCTCGTTTGCGTTCTCGAACGCATCAACCACTCGCAAACAAAACTCACATTCGCCTACGAAGGAGCCTGAAAATGGAATATGTGAACCCCATCGGCAAAACGGGCGGTGCACCCTATGTTGACGGCAATCCGGAAGCAGACATCGAAGGCGATGCCGTCAGTGCCAAGGCATGGGAACACTGCATGCGCGAGATCGTCAACACGATCAACTATTACCTCGGCACGGTGGAGGAGCCACTACCTGCAACCGAGGCCGATCTTCAACAGTTGCGCAAGGCGATTGAGCAAGCGGTAACCGATGGCACAAGTGATGCGTTGCGGCGCACGGTCAGCGCCACCCTTGCCGCTGGCTTCTGGACCACACCAGTTCCGGCAACGGTTGCTGCCGGTGATGTGTCATTTGATCCGGCCCTTGGCAACCGCTTTACCCTGACCGCGACCGAGGCCCTGACCATTACTGCACCCGATCCGATGCCTGCCGGTGGTTCTGCGCGGTTGGAATTGACGATGGATGCCATCGGCAATCACGGGATTGCTTGGGGTCCGGAATTCCGCGTCAATCACGGGCAGATCGATACTGACCCGAACGCGGTCAACCTGATCCATATGGAATTCAGTGGTGCGGTGATCGACGTCCACATTACCCAGCGCACGGAGGCGTGATCAATGTCGATCCTTTTTGACAATCCGCCCCCGGCAATCGGCTGTGGAGATCCCGGCGATCCGATTGATTTCGGCGTTTTCATGGATGGAAATGCGCATTTCAGCCGAAACTTCGCAAGTGGCGGCAACCGACGGAAATGCACGTTTCACTTCAGTGAGAAGCTTGTGAAAACATCGGGCGGTACTGACCGAGTGCTGTTCAATTCACCACAGCCAACCTCCGGAACAAACGGCCTGTCAATTCGCATTGAGACAGACCGCATTATCATCATCGTGGATGATGGTTCTAACTATTGGGTGGGTAAATCCGCATCGCTTCTGCGTGATTTTGCGGGCTGGTATAGCGCAACAGTCACCATTGATACGGATCAACCTGATCCTGAAAATCGCTTCATCTTGGATTTGGATGGTGTTCGAAAAAGCCTTGAAACAACAGCGGGGTCTATTCCGGCGCAGGGATCAAATCTGTACCTTGTTTCCGGTGAGTACAGTGTTGGCCGCCGCCCGACGGCAGGTTTTACGAGCAAATTTCTCGGCTATCTGGCTAGGTTCATTTATGTCGATGGCATTGCACTGCCATCGGCGGCATTCAGATATACCAGCCTGTTCGGTCATCCGGTCAGCAAGCGCTACACCGGGGCTTTCGGGGCGAACGGTTTCCATCTGGATTTCGCAGACCCGATGGACCTTGGCAAAGATGTGTCAGACAATGGCAATCATTTCGCGCCCAATGGCCTGACAGTTGACAATCAGGTAACGGATACACCAACGCATTCGTTCAATACCAACGATCCGAACAACACGCAAAGCACTGTAACGCTTTCGAACGGCAACCTGACCGGAACTTATACTGGCACAGCGAATGTGGGGGCATCGGTTGGAACGATGCCGATCCGTTCGGGTCGCTTCTATTGGGAAGTCAGGGTTAACACTCTTGGCGGCCACGAAAATGATATCGGTGTTGTTCCTTGGCGTTCCGTGATGATTTCCGGGAACCCGTATAGCTACACGTCCGGCATCGTTGGATCGGGTGAAGTCGTTTATTGCAAGGACGGTGGTATTTCGCGCAACGGTACCTACACGTCGGGCTATGGCGCGTCCTTCGCGACGGGCGACGTGATCGGCGTACTGGTGGACTGCGAACAGGATACCATCAATTTCAGCAAGAACGGGGTCTGGCAGGGCGAGATTGCGCTTTGTGCCAAGCCGTTTCTGACCACCAATACCAACTACAGTGGCAGCGTCATGACCAGCAATTTTGGTCAACGTGCCTTTGTGCACCCAATTCCAGCCGGGGCGAAGACGCTCAACACAGCCAACATGCCGTGCCCTGAACTCCTCAAACCGGATGACTATTTCACGGTTCGGCTTTCCAGTGGCGGGGCCGATATTACCGATCTGCCTTGGAACCCGTTGGTGCATAAAACGCTGGTGGTTTCCAAGCGTCGTGACACGGCTGCAAGTTGGCGTGTCAGTGACACGGCGCGCGGCAATAATCTGGCGTGGAGGTGCGACGTTGGCGGGCTTGAGATCGCCTCAAGCCTCGCCTTTACGGCCAACGGGATCGATGTTGGTGCAGATACTGAATATCAGGGCTCGCGGGTGGACTATTTCTGGCGGGCAAGCCCCAAGTCGGGCTTCGATATTATCGAAGTCAATCATGTGACGGGCACACCAACCGTCGTCCCGCATCTCGCCGGTGGCCTGATTGATTATGCCTGGCTTGTACCGCTCAATGGCGGTGACGTCCGGGTGTTTCATCGGGCATTGCCATCGGGCCAATACCTGCGCCTTAACGGTGGTTCTGTTGCGGGCACGGATGCCAACTGGTTTGCATCCACAGCGGTCAATCTGACCATTGGCGCAAGCCTGCCGACTGGTCGTTATTCACTGCCCGTGTGGCGCACTGTCCCGCAGTTTTCCGCCTTCGTTGCTTATGGTGGCAATAGCTCGGTTGACGGGGCTTTCTGCCCGCTCGACTTCCTGCCGCGCATGGCTTTGATCAAGACGTCGCAGGCACCAAACCCGCATTACGCGCTTGATATAGACCGTGCGCCGGGAAACCCCATCACGAATGAACTGCAACCGGGGACGAATGGCGTCGAAAACACGATCACGATTGATGCTGTTGATTTCGTTTCGAACGGCCTGAAACAGCGGTCCTCTACCTCGGAAAACAACACCACACCCAACACGATCATTCCGGTTGCGGCTTGGGCGCAAACCCCCGGCAAATTCGCGCGTGCGCGATAATCAGGAGACAGACAATGACAGCGCTTTTTGCGATTTGTGACGATCAGTGGGCTTTGGTCAAAACGGCCAGCAGCCCGATGGGGCTTAAGGCCAGCACCTTCAAAACCTATAGTAATGCGGCCTTGGACTCGGTCGAGGATTTGCGGGCGAATTACGTGCTTGTGATCGATCAGGGCACCAAGCCGGATCAGGAATGGGAAACCGTTATCGGCAATCCGACCGTCGTCATCGATGGCGACCCGGAACAACCGGAAACCATGACGGCGACGCTGCAATATTCTACCCAGCCGATCAGCCTTGATGCGGCCAAGGCCAAGCTGAAGGAAAAGGTTAAGCAGTGCAAGTTCACCCGGATGGACGCAGGTGTGGAGTTCGATCTGGACGGTGAAATCATGATCGCTCAAACCGATAGTGAAAGCCGGTCCTTGCTGATGGGCGTTTACTTCAAGGCTGTCAGCGGCGGGCTCCCGAATGGCAGAAACTGGCGCTTTCTTGATAATTCCTATCCGCTTCTGACCACAGCCCAGGTCATAGCTCTTGGTGATACCGTCGATACGATGGTTTCTGCATGCTATGACCAGCAGGATGCTCACGACGCCGCCATTGAAGCCTTGCCGGATATTGAAGCCTGTATCACCTATGACTGCACTGCCGGGTTCCCGGCGGCACCAGCAGCCAACTGA